CGTCTGTTGTTTGGCCGTCTGAACGGTCCGAACGGTCTGAACGGTCCGAACGGTCCGAACTGCGTCGTGATTCAGGATAAAATTGAATTTTAAACCCTCCTTGAGGTTTAAAAAAGCAAAGATGTTGTCGTGTATTCAAAATGGTAGTTTGTCTGAACTGAAGGACATTTACCTGCGTTATTGTTCTACCATGGAAATACGTTCTCTTCGAAGCGTGTGCAAGGTTTTACGAAAGCACATTCCGTTGGATTGGACCATTTCCCAGCTTTTAGTATCGGATCGTTCGTATAGTCATTACAGTATGTCGTCAGTTTCCGAAGTGACCCGAAAATGCAACTCGGATGACCTGGGCGCTGTTTTGAAAGCGTGTTCGTACGTGACGGGCATCAACCTTACTCAAATCGGCGAACCACACATTACTTGGACCCAAAGACTTGAGTATCTATCCAGTATTATGGTTGCTCGTTGTTTCGAACTGCAGAGCTTTAGAGTAACCTGTGCGCCTAGTCTTACAAATGTATTTATCAATCGAGCCTCAAAACTGACACATCTTCAACTGTCCGAATACTCACCGATAGAGGATGTAAGTATCTTTAATACGATTTTGGACGACTTTCACATTTGTAACTGGAAAACCTTAAAAACGCTAGTTTGGGTGAATAATAAAGGGTCTATCCGGACTCTACGCATTCCGAAAGGTTGTACCCAACTAGAGTTCCTCAACCTTTCTGGTAGTGAAATAGTGAAGGTTGCGTTGGAAATGGACCTTGAACAGTGTTTATGTATTCAAGCCAATAACGTTGAAAAACTATGCCTACACACATCTCACCGGAATCAGTCTAAAATTATGGTTAATATGACTGAACTTACAAGTATTACAAGTATTACAGGTATTACAGGTATTACCGAACGTGTACCTTTTGTAAGCGATTTTACGGTGGTGTTTACGGACTGACCGGACCGGACCGGACTCCGGACGACCTAAAGATTGAACATCCGTTCCAGATCTCCTTGTTTATTTACCGATAGCTGAGTATTTTGACTAAATTTTTGGATATCTAGGCGACAGTTTACTTCCTTGAGTACGTTCCTGAGTTTTAGGGTGTTCGTTTTGAATCTCTTCGAGCCATCCCCCAAGACCACCAAGTTATTTTTGAGGCATTCCAATAAACAAAATGTAAACGCCCCTTGGGGTTGTGAGTTAATTACTGCATCTTCTGCAGTTTCTGGATCGAATGAACCCGAAAACATACATATGTTTCCGACTACATCTCTGGACCGTTGAATCGAGTATGAAAACACATCGGTCCACTGAGTAGAGTTATATGGCATATTTGCCAGTATATTTCCATGTTTCAGTTTACAAAGGGATTTGTAGTTATGCTTGAGGTCTAAAACGGTACCCGAATGACATGAATCGAAACATGCCCACAGATCGACATCCTTAGGAATTTTCGCGGCTAAATTGCTCATTAACCAGTCATCGGTAATGAAACCCTTGGAGCTAAAATCTATGGGGACAATGACTTCGTCTCTTCCATCGGTCTCATCTTTTGAGGTATCTCGGATGTACGAACCATGTCCAGAGTAATGGAGATACAAGGTATCTCCTGCAATACAATTTGAAACGAGCCATAAAATGTTTTGTTCAATGTTTCGTCGAGTAGGAGAAAGATCTCTGTCTGTTAAGACCTTGATATTTGCCTCGGTATACCCACAGTATTGGATTAAGAACTGTTTCATGTTGTAAATGTCATTAATACATCCGTTTAGGGCAGAGGCAGTGTTGGTGTAGTTGATTCCAATCAATAAAGCTTTCTTCATTTATTTAAGAATTAATGATTTCATTTGTGACGTAAAAATTTATCTCGAATCTGAGCAAGATGGTCATCGGTTTCGCTTCCCTTCTTGAAGAACTCAAACGGTCTAATTGGAATAACTCCATTTTTCTGTTTATCAAAGACGTTTTTATTATCGTCGATAATTACCGTATTTGTAGGGTTGTACTGGTGAATATGGAAGAGTTGGTTGAGTTGTTTTAAGCAACCGGAACGGTCCTTGGAATGGTCGCAGTGGTCTCCGTATAAAATCAGGTCCAGATGACGTTCGGGTTTTCTTAGAATGACGTTCTGAATCACGAACAACGCGTACTCCTTACTCGCAGCCGTCCAAACGGATACGGTGTAGTGTTTGAACAGGTAATCGAGAAACTTTTGGACCCCTGGGCGCTCTACGATGATGTAATCATTATCCATCTTGTGGGACTTGAACAGTTTGATGCGTTCCTTCAACTCTTCTTGTTTTGTTTTACTTTTATTGAGGTCTTTAATGTCCACAGCGGAAATTAGGGTTTCATCCAAGTCTAGAACCACGTTACGAATGGTTCGAATCCCGGGTATGCTTGAAGAAGGTTTGGCTACGGGTTTGGCTACGGGTTTGGCTACGGGTTTGGCTACGGGTTTGGCTACGGGTTTGGACCCCGATTTTACCGGGGATGTTTTTGCTTTAGTCTGGCTCATTTATTAATGACAGAGTCATAATAAATAGATATCAAGAGGGATAAATGGTAAACATCATCTTGACGTTAGATGGAATATGGGAAAAAATATGGTACATATTATGGTATCTAATCGTAAACGTTTTATTCCAAGGTTAATTTTTGGATAAAGACTCTCCAATCCTTGAATATGACTTTTAAGCTGTTTTTGTAGTTGCTTAAAAATCGGTCGATTGCCCAACGAGGTTGTTCGAATACGTTCGTGACGGCTGGTTCGCGTGGTTCACTTGGTTCAAATTGGTAATCATTAATAATCATTACTCCATATTGGGCGAGAAGGGTCCAGCTCATAAGAATCGTAGTATAGAGGTCTAGAATATTTGGACAATGCTGAATGTACACGAGGTGGAAGTACTGTTGGTCCTGAATCATCTTTCTAAGCTGGACGATAGGGTCCGATTTGTAGGCTGTGATTCGTTCCTTTAATCCGGAAACCCTGAGATTGTGGGAAAAGGCGTCCACAAGTTCTGATTCTTTCCAGGTATCGATTGCGGTTCCCGTTGAACCGGGTAAAAGCTTAATAACCCCGATGAGGGAAGTTCCAGTTTGGGTTCCTATTTCGAGGATTATCGGTTGGGGGATTGGTTGGAGATAACTCTGGACAATCGTTTCAAACACTTTTTGGGTACCCGAAGGAACATCGTTTGTCCAATTAAACTTACCATGATACTCTAGAGAGTGAGGTAGAATGTACTGCAGCAGCTGTTTGGATTGGTTTTTCCAAGAATGGGAGAGCGCCCAAGAGTGATTATCCTCAATGAGTTGGTGAGCTTTTTGGACGTCTTGACGGTCTTGGCCGTCTTGACGGTCTTGTAATTTTTCGAGAATACGGTAGACCTCCATTTTCCACTCGTGTGCGTTGGCGTCTCCCTGGATTACAAATCCTCTGTTTCCAACCGTGTCTTGGAGAGCGGCAAGGTCGTTCGTAATCACAAGGGTCTTTGAAGCAGCTGCCTCCAAAGCGGTAAGACAAAATGTTTCCTGGAATACACAAGGGTATAACCACACCTCGGCTCGTTTCCAGGCTTCTGCGAGTTGTCTTTTACTCACCCATCCGTGATACGTGATTCCTAATTGAGAGGGTTGTTCGAGATATTGGGTGAGGAGCGTTCGAATCGTGCTCATTTCTTCCGGAAAATTTTGGGTTGCCCAGGGATGGTTAATGTCGGAGAATATCTCTAAAGTGGCTTTATCTTGGCTAATCTGTCGGATGGTTGGCCACATCGCTAGAAGTGGTTTCAGACCCCTATTTGGAAAGGAAGAGTAAATGAATCGGTTAAATGCTTTGGGAGCACTTTCTTGGGTAAAGGCTGAATTAATTCCGTAGTGAATGGGGACCGTAAGATTGTTCAAAGACGGAAAGACATTATCAAAATAAGTTTTATGCCACTCGGTTAGGGTAAAAATTTGTTTGAGTTTGTTATCTAGAGGGATGACAACTCCAGTAGGTGTGAGGTCATGTACAGTGAGGTAGACATTTTCGACGTTCGATTTATAAGTCAATGGAATGTATTCAGAAAATCGGCTGATTATACTTGTATGAACGATGTTCTCCTGAATAAAGGTGTAATATTTGTCGAGATTGTAGTATTGAACGTCTTCGTAGAGTTCTTCGTTGGAGCATTTACAGAAAACAAATACCTCAAAGACTCCTGAACGTTGAATCCAGGTTGCCATTTCAACGATGTAAGTTTCTGACCCTCCTAGACCTTTTTGATGGAGGTCCCTCCCGGTCCAAGGATTCCAATTTCCATCGGCGACAAAACAGAGGTATGGAATCTTTGGGCGGTTGATTCGTTTGAAAAGCGACCGCTTGGGTAGTCGATTGAGCAATCTAAAGATTGTATACCAACTTATGATTATGGGGTCAGGTGGGTTCTTTTCCAAATACAATTGGGCAGCCATTTCTCCGGTGGAATAGTCATTGTAGAAATAGCACAGTTCCGTTAAGAATTTAGGAGTGAAGTGGAAACTTAAAGTGGGCTTCAAGGAATACTGAGCATGGAGAGGATACCCTATTTCAAATGCTTTCTTGAAATACGAGTACGCAGAGTATCGATTTCCATTGAGATAGTCATACACGCCCAAAAAGTATATCGAATCCGGGCGAGTAGGATCCATTTCGTAGGCTTTCTCATAAAGTACTTTGACCTCTTTCCAAGGACGATTCAATCTAAATTGCGCCGTCCGAGCAGCTTCAAAGCAGGCGTCGATTTTTTCCTGTAGAAACCCCTCAATCGGATGATGAACCCTGTATAAAAAGTATTTGTAGGCTTCTTCCCAGTTTTCCATTCCGATATAGGTTTGGGCGATATAGTACAAATGTCTAGGATTATCGGGTTCCTCTCGAACACTTTCGAAGAGCAGTTGAAGGTCGAACGATTTTCGGTTTATGGTTCGTTTTTGCATGTACGCAGATTGATGGTCATGGATATAGGCTCGTTCAATGGGAACAATGACGTTGATATTATTTTCGGCCTGGACGACCTCGTGAATTTTGAACCAATACTTGAGTTGTCGTTGACTTTTGAGTAGTCGATTTGAGACGTACTGTACATCGTCCGATTGAATGTACAAGCTAAAAGAGTCTGAGAATTGGTCGCTCCTAATTTCGTTCAAAAAACTTCTAATATCACCCTTAATGTAGTAAGTATCGTCAAGCATCAAGGTATACTTACAAACCTGTCCGGCAAGCTCAAGTGCTCGATTACGACTGGCCCCAAAGTCGATGAACGGTTCCTGGTACAACTCACCACGGACTTTTGGCGCCAGAACCTCTTGGATGGTCTTAATCGTATCGTCAGTCGAACCCGTATCAAGAATGGTCCAGCGGTCGATATGAGGAATATTTTGTTCGAGAACGTACCCAAAATCTTGTCCTGCGTTTTTGACAATCATCACTAGATGGATGAGATTGTCATAGGTTAAACGATTACCAGAAATGTACCAATGGTATTTTTCTTGAAATGTACGAAGCATCCGATTACGGACATACAACCCCATCCCAAACTTCCATTCATATAAAGTATATGCATCTATCGGAATGTTACAACAAATCAACATGAAATCATATTCTGCGTGCATCGGCGCATTCGATGCATTCGGCGCATTCGATGCATTCAGCTCAATATCCAACCATATTTTAGGCTCCATTTTGGACTCGGCACAGTCGGATTCAGCACAGCCCCTCAATTGGTCCAACACAAACCCTCCAACGGCCGTTTGGGTAACAGATGAACAATTCACCATACTCTCTACCTCAGATGGGTAAAACGTTCGTTGAAGGTCTCGGACCAACCCCACCAGTTGTTCAAATTCCGCAAGTTGTCGATACAGCTTGAGATTGTTGTAAACAGAATGGGTATACGGTTCAAATTCATGCTCGTTTACGGTATACTCAACCCCATCAATCTTAATTCCTCTTTGAGTTGTCATTTTTTTGTAGTTTCGCTACGTTTAAATCCTTTGGACACCTTGGACTGAGTTTAAGAAAACTACAAAAACTACCTACTTCCGCTTGATAACTTTGGCACGTTTGGGACTCTTTCGTTTCAACACACGAGCAGCAAGCGGTGAACCTCTTAGTTGAGCACTTAGGTTCATCGGTCTAGCGTACACCACCTTGGATTTGGACTTTGATTTACGCTTGAGAACTTTGGCACGTCTGGGGCTCTTTCGTTTCAACACAAGAGCGGCAAGCGGTGAACCTCTTAGTTGAGCACTTAGGTTCATCGGTCTAGCGTACACCACCTTGGATTTGGACTTTGATTTGGACTTACGCTTGAGAACTTTTGCTCGTTTCGGACTCTTTCGTTGCATCACAAGAGCAGCAAGAGGCGAAGGACTCATGGCGTTAAAATGCATGACAGGTCGAGCGTAGACCATTGATTTAGCTGATTTAGAGCGGCTTCGGCTTTTTTTACAACCTTTACGCTTCACCCATTTACATGAAGGAGGGAGACATGCGCTTTTTCTCTTCTTAGAACAGTTCACCATTTATTATATGGATTATTTTTTCAAAAATAAATGATGTTTATCATAGACATCTTATCGCTTGTATCATTTGTATCTTTTGTAACAGGAGTGATAACCATCATCTACATCGGTCCCAGTTTTAATCGAACCGATCCGATTGACCCTCAAAATTGGAAAAGACATTGGATACTCTTCTTTGCGTGGTTTAGGTTAGTAGTGTACGGTTTAATGATTATGGGAACCAGCGGAAGCGTGCTTTATCTTCCATGGGTGAATTTTGTGATAATTTTTTCCTTAATAACGGCAGCTTTTGGGATATCCCTCTTTGGTCCTACGTTTGAGGACAAAGAGTCTATTGCAATCGGAGATTGGAGAAGAAAGTGGGTATTATTTTTGGCCTGGGTAAACGTGTTTATTTCAGGGATAACGTTGAGCCATTATGGAGTGAGAATTGGGAGTAATTTAAAAAATTCTTGACGTTCAATAAAATGGATCTCTCTCTCTCACAGTCCGTAAACGAGTTGCTCGTTCCCATCCAAATCACAAATCCTGAATGGTGTGAAAGTAAAGGCCGGAAAATTTACCAGATGAATCCCCTGTACCGAGATATTGCTACGTTCATGGAACACCCCGAGAGTTATCAGTTTTACCACAAGTACCTGAGCCAACCTGAGCGTTTTCAGAAAATGATGACGTGTTTGAAGATTTACGATACAATTTCGACCTACATGGACCCCGAATTGAATGCGTACCACAAGATTTTTGTGCTGTACAATCTTCTAAAGTTTACAAACATGGATAAATTGAAATGTATTAAAGATGACCAATGAATTAATAACAATGACAACGCAAACTAATTTTTCAGCGTTTATCCGGAATCTAATCCTCCCGTGTAGATTAGATTCTGCTCAATTGGACCTTCTCACGGATTCCCTTGGGATGCGTTTATACGAGAAGGCGTTTACCCACGTGTCGGTTAATCCTAAACACAACTACGAAGTATACGAACAGTTAGGCGACATTACGGTGAATAAGTTTTTGGTGTGGTATTTCCACAACCGCTTTTCCCATAACCTGAACTCACCCTTTGGGGTGAAAATCATTGCTCGGTTGAGAATCAAGTACGGTTCAAAGCAATTTTTATCGGAACTTTCGGAACGACTCGGGTTTTGGGATCATATTCAGATTGCCGAAGCGGTTAGTCACGGAAAACGGATGAGTTTGTTGGAAGACGTTTTCGAATCCTTTATTGGAGTTACGGAGTATATTATTGACCAGCGTATTCACCCTGGTTTAGGGTATATTTCATGTTACCGTATTCTAGAGTCGTGGTTTAATCCGATTCCAATTGACCTTAGTTATGAGCAGTTATTCGATTCTAAGACCCGCTTGAAAGAGCTGTTTGACCTTTATAGAGAACAGCTTGGCGTCTTGATTTACGAGTGCGATAAGCTTCCCAATCTACACTCTGTAGTCAAGGTGTTTCACAAGATGGGAAGTGAGCGTAAATATATTTGTTCGGCTACTTCCCCCATCAATAAGTCCTTGGCGGAACAGTTGGCTTCCGAGCAGGCTTTACAGGTCCTAGCGCAACAGGGTTTTTCTAAAGAAGTTCCAGCGGAGTACAAATCCTTGATGACAACGATACTTACCCCAAATTCCTAAGTTGGTCCAAGAAGACTTCGACATCCTCTGAAGTCAGGTGTTCGGCCAGAGGAAGAAAATGAAAATCGGCAAGTTCGCGGATATCTTCAATAATGTTTTGAATAAAATTCATCTTGTTATCAAATTGTTCCATTTCCAGGTATAGCTTCTCTTCATGTTCGAATTGTATGGGTTCATCGTGTCTTGCTGGTTCGAACAGCAGGTCGCTTTCGTCGTCTGCATCTTCGGGATGACTCGTTTTGGTCGTTGTTTTCTTAATTTTTGAAGACATTATACTTTATGGGATAATGTCTTGTTGTTAAACCGATCGTTACTACCGTTGGTGTTAATACTTGTTCTGGTAGTTTTGTCGGAATGAGGCTTGGTCAACCCAGGTAGGACTTTCGTTGTATCCACAATTTTCCATGCGGTAGGGGGGATTATCTTTTCCGCAACCGCAATCAGGTTCTCCAGCGGAAACTTGTCGGGGAACGGCTTGGGGTCGTGCCATTTGTCGGACTTGCTGGGGACTAGCAATCATTTGGGCAACGCTTGCTGCTGGTTGTTCCTTGAACATATTTTGAGTAACCCAAGAGGGACTCTGGTTATAACCGCAGTTTTCCATACGGTAGGGAGGATTGCTCATGGAGCAACCACAATCTGCAGCTTCTTGAAAGCCCTCTCGGTTCACATTGGGTTCATATTCGTATGACTCTTGGAACACGTTGGGATCATAATCGTACGATTCACGTACAACCACATTAGGTTGACAATGGCAGTTGCACATATTCATATTGTGATTCTTGTTTTTGTTTTTGATGTTCATACGTTTCCGGACGTCGGTGGAGCGCAACTTCAGCGCAACAGGTCCACCTGCCTGGTAATTCTCAACTGTAGGTTCGTAGCCATATCCTTCTTTCGACCCTACTTTGGGTGCAACGGGGTTTGGAATTAAGTTGGGATTTTGGGGAGATGCAGGGTTATTTGCTGCAGCTTCGAATAGGTCTCCATACCCGGTGTATCGATTACACGGAAGACGACAGGGCATTGAATAGAGATTTTGGTAGCTCATTTATTATTCATTGAACTTTTTTTTCGTATTTTTTCAATCTTTTGGATGTCTTTCATGTGTTGGATGTGGAGTTTTGAAAATTCGAAAAGGACCCTCTGAAGTAAGAGAGGAAGTTTGTCAAGGTCGAACACCAATTCGCCTTCAGAGAAGTGGCCTCCGAAAGGAATAATTTCGGGTTCTTGGACGAGATTGTGGTTGAAGGCAAAGTAGCGAATCAAGGCGTATACCTTATTTTTACCATCCTGGTCGAGGGTGTGGATCCACTTGACAAGCTTATTTTTGTCGACGGGTTCTTCCTGACTGGCTTGAACGGTGTTAATCAAGGTGTCGTATAGTGGGAAAGTAGTCATCATTTATGATTATTTCGGTGGGGTTTAATTAGGGTTACCGGGTGCGTCGTTCCGGAATGATGGAGTAGTCCGAACAATAAGCATCGCAGTCCAAATGCTCGGGAAATCTTGTGTACCGGTAGCTTTTACATTCCCTTATACAACATTTTTGGATTTGTTGTTTGTTTGAGGTTAAACATTGAGGATTGTAAACCCCATCTTTCCAGCAATTGGATTCAAATGCACACTGGTCCTTAATTAGAGGAAAGATTTGGGCGCACATGGGATAACACAGTTTGGGGTCGCTGCTACCAGAAGTGCAGGTGCGAATACAACAGTTGTAGGTTTCCGCCTTACCGCTGTCGGAATTATCTGAAGACTCGCATAAGGTGAAGAAGTGGTTGTTCATCTTTTATTTCTTGGATTTTTTCTTTTTGTTTAACCACATCCAGACACCGATTCCAATAAGTGCAATAATAATGACAACAATCGCAATAATCCAACCGGTGCTCAATTTTTTAGCATTATCTCCTTCTTTGGATGCCGAAGCGCCAACTGACTCACGCTGAGAAGGAAGTACTCGTTGATCACCCTGACGTGGATATATCTTTCTCAACCATTCCTTGTCCATTTCCGAAAGTTTGATATTCCTGTACGTTCCCACTTTGTTATTGGTAAGTTCTCCAGGAAAGGAATACAACATCACCGATTTAGGGTCATAATCGGAACCATTTACAGTATCAAGTTTATACTTTTTAGTGATATTGACACAAGTAGTATACATATCCCACCCCTGAGTTGCATTTGCCCACGCAAAGACGTTTTTCAGGTTCCAATCGATTCCCTTTCCAAATGGGTTCTGATGTTCGTGAATCATTCCCAAGGCATGACAAAACTCATGAACAATGGTCGCCACATCCAACCAACCAAAATTCATGGTTGCTTCCTCTGAAGGTGCCGTTCTACACTGTACACCGACCAATGACCAAGACCCTCCTTGATTATTGAGACTAATACGAATATCGCCTCCTTCTTCGACGAACTCTAGTTTTAAACCAAGTAAAGGTTGGAGTTGTTCCATAACAATCAACTTGATGGCTTCTATCGGATCCATCGTTCGAACCTTCTTCTCAAACTCTTCCTCCTCTGGAGATAGGGTTTCTTGGGTATTGGAGTAGACAATACTTTTGGGGTACCACTTCGGCATAAGGTCTTCGACACAATTTCCATCGACACAGGTATATCCGGTACCCATCGCTTTAACACAATCTCCATCGGTCGAACAAGCGTTTTGGGAATCCGGAGCCATTGTGACTCCAACCGAACTTGCCGGTTTAGGGACAATAACACTTCCATCCCATTGCGGTTGTTCTCCTGGATACCCAGGGGGAAGAGGCATGAAACTGATTGTAATGGTATCGGTAACTTCCCACAACGTGGCCAATAGGAACGCAGCCTGTTGATACTTGTTCCCCTTCATAACCTTTTGGGACTTGATTGGATTGGCATCGAACTTTTCTACACATACTGCAAGTTGTTGGAGTTGGGATTTAGATAAACCATCGCTTCGAATCGCGCTGGCAGCTACTCCGGTACCCATTTCTTTGTTAAATTTGCATTCGTCTCCTTTCTTCTCGCATTCATAGTACGGACGACATTCATCGTAGGGAACTTCTGGAGATTCTTCACTCATTTATTATTTTTAATTAAAATGATATTCTATCTAAAAAAAGGTATTTTTTCAACACCATGAACACTTGTAGGATTATTCGTAGTATTGAATTTACCCCTGATTTAAAGCGTATTAATGATGGATTATTAGAGAAATTCAAGGCACGTTACGAAAACACCTGTTCCAAAAGTTATGGTTATATTTTGGAAGTCAATAGAATCATCCGTACGGTAAGTTCAAAGCTGTCGATTTACAACGGTAACTTGATTATGGAATGTGAAATCGAGGTAAGATGTTTACTTCCTCAGGTAAACGCGATAGTTAGCGGGTTAGTTAAGCAGGTTTTCAATCAAGGTATTATTGTGATGGTTCAGGGTTGTATGAAAGCGTTTATTCCGTCTCCCCCAACCGCTTCAATCTCAGGGCACGCCGCAGAGGTTGGCCAACTCCTGGAGTTTAAGGTATCCCAGATACGTTTCCAAAAGGGGAAATACGACTGTATTGGCCAGATTGGCCAGATGTAAATACTGGTAATATTATTTTTTCTAAAATAAAGAAATGCAAGATATGCAAGAATTACTTGACGATAGAGACTACTTGGGTCATTTGATGATTACGCTTCGCGACAACCCGGACGAACGAGAAGAACTTTACAATGAAGTTCGAGACATCGAGGAGATTCTATACTTCTCTTATGGAGTGTATCCTGTATTTACAGGATTCGGTTGGAGACCTTGGAATGAACCAAGAGCCTATAGACGCCAACCTCGTGTTCCCGTGAGACGACCTTATCACCCTTCCTTGTCACCCATTCCAGAAGATGAAGAAGTTAGACTAAGGAGTGCTTCCAGCGGTAAGAGTTCCCGTTCGAGACGCTCACGTCGTTCCCAAAAGATGTCTAAAAAATCGAGACGAAGCCGATGAACCGAACGATGAACCGATTGAATTAACGTTGATAGAAGCCGTGTATCCTTAACTGTTCTTCCAGATAACGTTCTAGATTCTTATTCTCCGTGTAGGGAATATCAATCAAAACGATTCCAAGCTCTTTGCACCTTAATCTTTTCAATTCGTCTCGATACTTTTGATTGTAAAAGGCTTCTTTGTTCTTGTGAAAGTAGGGTATGTACTTGTAGTGCTGCGCCCCATTGTATTCTACGGCGAGACGTAACTGGTCGTTGTAGCAGTCCAGTTCCAAGTTATGTCTAGAACCTGTTACAGGATTGACCATAAAGTCCGGGCGACTTTTGGGGAAGGGTTGCTTGAAATACCGTTCCAAAAAGGCTCGGGTACGTATTTCACCTTGGCTATCTTTTCGAGGTTCTCCGTTGGGCATTCTGGGTAACGCCGGACTGGGGAAGTAGTAATCGGTATTCCACGTTCCAGTTTTTCCTATCCTGAAGATGGCCAAAACCAGAATAAAAATCACTGAAAGTATAGTGAGTATTTCAAACAAGTACTTTTTGATCCATTTGACTCGTTGGGTGAAGGTTGACCACATTATTTATTATTATCGGTCAAAACATTATCGATGATGTACACAATAACGATAAACATGAACGCCTTCGCCGTCATGGTAACCATGGGATGCATCCCTAAAGATGGTGAAACCGCTACAAGCATTCGGTCAATAAAATTATAAGAAAAGACTATAAACAACCCCATGAGTAGGAAGTATCGTTTCATGGGATAAATAATCTTGGAACCCTCTTCAAGTAGGGGTGCAATTCGCGCATATTCTTCAGGGTGAAGCGGGTCAAAAGAAGTGGGAAGCTGTTCAATGATTTCGCTTCCGTAATTAAGTTGGACGGACATTTTTATAAGACCGGGTTGGGGATTTTTAAAATAACATTTTTTTTTATCAGATAGTAATAAATGAATTTAAGTGGATTAGGATTGAATAAAGCATTTAAATCGGGTATCGATCCGAAGAAACCCTACTACTACATTTCCGGAAGCCTTGATTTAAGCGGAGCCGTTTTTGGAGGAACTTACTTCTTCAACTTTGACAACGACTTCAAGTATGCTTCACTTAGAGATTATGCCAATTACATCACCATCGATGAAAACTCCGTTATCAGCGAGGTGTTGGTGTATTCAGATCCCGATATGGAGGCCGAAGATCTACAAAGCGACGTGTACTTGGCAATCGGAGGAGCCGACCAAAGCGCTCCTGTTCCCAATAATTCCGTTAAGGTATGGTGGGCCGCCCCCGCTGGGTTTGGACCTTATGTTTATCCATCTGTGTCTAAAGTAAGCAGCGTTGCTAGAAACGGTTCAAATGTGGCAACCATTGTTACCTCATTACCCCATGGACTGGTGTCTGGGAATAAGGTTAATATAATTGACCTTGCTGCCCCGAATACAGGCTTTAATGCAACGAATGTTATAGTCACCGTGTTGAGCTCAGCCAGTTTTACCTATTCGAATATCGGTGCATTGGTCGTCCCAGCTGTTATAGCTTCAAGTGCACCTGGTTACGTAGAATTTAATCCGGCCCAACAATCCTCTATTGCAGCAAGCACAGTCAGTACCGTCGCTAGAAACGGTTCAAATGTAGCAACAATTGTCACTACAGCACCCCATAACTTGCTAACCGGAGACAGAGTCACGATATCTGGAGTTCCCGCTCCAAATGCATCTTTCAATGCGGTAAATGTACTTATCACTTATGTGAATGCTACTACATTTACTTATAGCAACTCGGGTGCAGTAGTCGTAACTGTAGGTGCTTCCGGAACAGTGACCTTCCTTCCAGCTGGAGGAAACCCATTCTTCAACGGATATCCAATCAGCCTCAGCGAACTTGAAGCCGGTCCCGTAAATTATTTTGGCCATGAAGGAGGACACTTCCCCTATTACTACAATCCAGTGGACGAGGAAGAAGAGCTCTCGAGGAAGTATAAATATCTTGCGGTAACGGTCCTTGACGCACTTCCCGATAATCCAGTGGTTCCCATTCCCGATCCTGCATTGGCTGATTCTGAACAAGTAAACCAAGAGGAAATCGTTGTATTCGAAGAATCCCAGGAATCCAAGGAATCCAACGAATCCCAGGGACGAAATCGTGCACTAGCGGCAAAGAATATGAAAAAGCGCAAGTCCTTAATCCGAGGATTACCCAGTGGAACTAAAGCAATTTCCAAAGGTAAACTTACGGTCACCATTAAGGTGTATCCCAAGAACCAATAATTTCGATGTTTTCAAACCATACTTTTTTTTGTTTTTTTCTCCAACATAATAAATGAATCTGAGTGGTTTTGGAAACAATAAAGTATTCAAGACAGGAATCGACCCTGCAGCACCATATTACACAGTGTCTGCAAGTTTGGATCTCGCCGATGCCGTGTACGATGGAACTTACTTCTTTAACTTTGAGAACAGTCTGGCATATACCCAACTAAGGGATTTTAACAACTTTGTCATCATAGATGAAAACTCTGTCATCGGCGATGTTGCAGTGTATGCTGACCCTCCCATTGAGAGCGTAGATGACCAGGAAGTCTATTTTTCCATCGGCGGTGCGAATTATCAAGCTCCCGTTCCCGATAATGCCGTTAAGGTGTGGTGGGCTGCACCTCCTGGTTTCGGGCCTTATATTTACCCTTCTGTATCAAAAATCAACACTGTTGCTCGTAATAACGCTAATGTAGCAACAATCGTCACGACCCTGCCTCATCAATTACTCAGCGGAATGTACGTGGATATATCTGGAGTTACAACTGCTGGTTTCAACGCAAACGGGGTTTCAATAACGGTTACATCCCCGTTAGCATTCACATACAACAACACCGGTGTACAGGTCTCTCCTCCTGTAAGTTCGACTACTGGGTTCGTCTCATTTGCACCAGACCAAGGAAATCCTTTCTTCAATGGATATCCATTGGACGTTTCCGAGGTGAATGCGAGTTCGGTTAATCAATTCGGACATGAAGGTGGACACTTCCCATATGAATACGATCCGGTGAGCTTGAATTCGGATTCAACGAAACGTTATAAATTCTTGGCGGTCACTTTACTTGGGGAACTTCCTGACACCCCTGTGCCC